ACAATTTTAAATAAGATGCAAAACTTTACTGAAGAAGAATGTAAGTTTGTTATAAATAATTCTATCGAAAACGGTTGGCAAGGTTTATTTTGGGACAAACTACCTAAACACGAAGAAGAATTATCCGACGATATGAAGGCTTATAACTACGTTCAAAAAATGAAAAATTACATAGACACTAAAGATTACAGAAATGCTGACTAAACAAGGAGATACTATTAAATACTTATTAGACTACAAAGAAGGGAAGATTAAAGAAGGGTTGGGGATAGGTTGCGGGTTAGATGACTACCTACGATTCAAACGCAAACAACTAAATATTATTTTAGGACACGATAATGTCGGAAAAACATATTGGATTAATTGGTACTTCCTTGTATTGGCATTAAAACACGGGTTAAAGTTCTGTTTGTGGAGCGGTGAAAATCAAAAAGGACAAATATTAAGAGACTTAATACAGATGTATGCGGGTGAACCATTTAAAAACCTAACTGCCCAACAGATTCAAAGTTACTTGGGTTATTTAGAGCAATTTTTTTACTTCGTGGATAACTCAAAACTTTATAAGCCGTTGGAACTTTTGACCATATTTGAAAATTCGGGGTGCGACGTTGCGTTAATTGACCCTTTTACGGGGTTAGATAGGGAAATGACATACGAAGGGAACTACACTTTTATGAATAAAGCCCGTGAGTTCGTTAATCGTACGGGTATGACTATCTATATTAACACGCACCCTAATACGGAAAGTGGACGAAGTGGCAACTTATATACTGAAGGCGATTGGAAAGGACATTTAAAGCCCCCATTAAAAGACCATATCGAAGGCGGGAAGGCTTTTCTTAATAGATGCGACGATATGTTTGTAATTCACAGGTTAATTAAACACGAAGAAATGAAGTATAAAACTATGGTAGGAGTAGAAAAAGTAAAGGATATGGACACGGGCGGGAAACACACGGGGTTAAATGAGCAAGTTTTATGTAATTTTAACTACGGATTAGGCTTTGAAGTGTACGGAGTTAACCCAATAGAAGTAATAAAACACGGATTTTAAATAAATAACTATGGACGATTACACACTAATTAAAGCAAGTGTACTTTTAAATCACACTTTTACAAAGGTTCGGGTAAGTGTAGACGAAATAAAAGAAAAACACCCCCATAGAAAAGACCTTATAGATTCTATGGAGCAAAGTTTAGTAGACTTAAACGACGTTAGAAACGCTTACCACACTTTAGAAAAGGAATATAGGGCAGCTATGCAAACTTGTTTTAGGCTTGAAAGAATCAATTTAGAACTGAAGTTGGAAAACAAGGAACTAAAAACGGAAATAGAAAGCCTAACCACGGAGTTATGAGGTGTAAAAACTGCAAAGCCGTATTTACTCCCGTTCGATTTAATCAAAAATATTGTTTTGAATCCGATTGCGTTCGTGTTTGGGTAGAAACTGAAAAGGAAAAACAATGGAAGAAAAAAAAGAAGGTATTAAAAGACGAACTACAAACCGTACAAGAACTCACTAAACTTGCGCAAGTAGTTTTTAACAAGTACATAAGGCTTCGAGACAAGGATAAACCTTGCGTAAGTTGCGAAAAACCATTAGGAAGTAAATACGACGCAGGCCATTACTTTAGTAGTGGTGGCCACAAAGCCGTTACATTCGATGAAAACAACGTCCACGCGCAATGTGTAACGTGCAACCAACATAAACACGGAAACTTATTAAACTATCAAATAGGAATCCAACAAAGAATAGGCGCGGATAAATTAATAGAACTCCACGCCAAAGCACACGAAACACGAAAGTACACACGGGGCGAACTCAAAGAAATAATAAAAACATACAAACAAAAGATAAATGAGATTTGAAACGCTTAAAGACTTACAAAACGAATCCGAGGCAATAGCAATTTTTTGCGATGAATACGAATTAAGTTGTAGAAAACTAGACGAACACGATATAGACTTTGAACTAATTAAAGACGAACGAATAATAGGTTACGCAGAAGTAAAAGGAAGAAACAAAACAATACAAGAAGCCTACCCGCTACCAATAGCAGTTAGAAAATTAGTTAAGTTAATGGATAAAAAGATTAACCCCGTAATTATTTGGAAATGTTACGACGGTATTATTTACGGCAAACTAGAAAAACTTAAAGGAGAAATAAGAATAGGAGGAAGAAAACCGCGTGAGCATTCCTATAATGATATTGAGTTAATGGCTTATTTTGATAGGTCAAATAATTTAAATGAAAAAAAAATATAAAAAAAAATTCAAAAAAGTTTGCAGATTAAAAAATAGTATTTATATTTGTGTATAATTAAAAACGAAAACGCTATGAAAACAATTAAATTAACAACCGAGCAGTACCAAAGGAGTTTGAACGCGCGAAACATTAACCATTTATGGTTATACCGTCGCCAAGAAACAACGCAAAGAACGCATAACAACAGTATATTTTTAGGGCGTACGATTGGCCAACCTTTTGCGTGTTTAGTTGTGGAATACGACGGTTGTATTTTTGACGGGGACATTGAAAAGGTATTTGGAAAAGGAGTGTTTTACGACGGGTGCGTTTCGTCGGACGATAAAGAAAATATGAATGTTGACGTTTATTACGTTAAAGGATTAGTAAAACAATAAAAAAAACGAGGGGTGCGACTCGGTTAACGCACGTTTTAATTTATACGCTATGAAAAATTTATTTAAATCGTTGGCAGCCTTCCAACAAGAAGTTCCCGTAATTCACAAAGGAACTCAAGGCTACGGGTATTCTTACGCGGATTTACCTAAGATTTTTGAAGTAGTTAATCCGCTTTTAAAGAAACACGGATTAGGCTTTACGCAGTTGCTCGACACTAAAGAAGGAATCGACTATATTGCTACGGTTATTTTTCACGTTGAAAGTGGCGAAACGTTAGAATCAAAAGTAGCCATTCCGCAAGTCGAATTAAAGGGAATGAACGATTACCAAAGTTTTGGAAGCGGTGTTACTTACTTTCGTCGATACGCTTTAAGTTCCGCACTCGGATTAGTTACCGACAAAGACACGGACGCTTCAGGCGAACAAATAAAGAAAAAGCCTACCATTGATAACAAACGATTGGGTAAGGCTTTAGAAATGATTGCCGAAGGGAAATACACCAAGGAACAATTAATTGAAAATTTTGAATTAACTGAAGGTCAAAACAAATTAATTGAAAACGTATGAAAGTCCGATGTTCTCAAATTGGTAAGATAATGACTAACCCCCGCAAGTCGGGGGAAGTCCTATCTCAAACGGCAAAGTCGTACGTAGAAGAAATCGTATTAAAAGAAAAGTACGGAATCCGAAAAGAGTTTAGTTCACGTTACACGGACAAAGGAAACGAAGTCGAAGAAGAATCGATTGCACTCGTTAACGACGTATTGAATTTTAAGTTTATTTACAAGAACGACGAACATTTTACGAACGATTGGGTAACAGGAACTCCCGACGTAAACACGGACGAAGTATTAATAGACGTTAAAAGTTCTTGGGACGCTTCAACGTTTCCGTGGTTTGAAACTGAGTTACCTAACAAAGATTATTATTACCAACTCCAAGGATATATGTGGTTAACGGGTAAGAACGAATCCATTTTAGCTTATTGCCTTATAGACACTCCGAGCGAAATGGTAGAAGACGAAATCCGTAGAGCACATTGGAAGTTTCATTTAATAGATGAATCGCAAGAACTACGCGAAGAAATCGAAACAAAGCATAAGTTTAGCCACATTCCGAAAAATAGACGTGTAAAGTATTGGTTCGTACAAAAAGACGAATCCGTAATTGAGCAAATTAAAGAACGTGTCGAACTATGTAGAGAATACTATAACTTATTAATGCAAACCTTATGAACATAACACACGACCAAGAACCAATTAAACACGAAGACACTATTTTAATTTCCGTAATGACTAAATACCACGAACGCAGTAAACGAGGAATAAAAAAATACGGAACTAATTTAGATAGAAAAGACGTTGATTTAATGGGGTGGCTTAATCATTTACAGGAAGAACTTATGGATGCTACTCTTTATATTGAGAAACTAAAGAAAGAACTATGAAAAAACAAACAGCAGTAGAGTGGTTTGAAGACCAAGTAGGTCATACCTCCCTAATGGCATTGAAAGAATGGAATGAGATATTTGAGAAAGCCAAAGAAATGGAAAAAGAACAAATTATTGAAGCTTATAACAAATCATTTTTATTAAGACACGAACCGTATTCAACTGCGGAAAAATACTATAAACAAAAATATGAAAGCAACACTCAAATTTAACCTACCCGACGAAGAAGCGGAATACTATTGCGCAACTAAAGGCCAAGCTATGTTAAACGTTCTTTGGGAAATGCAAGCGGAACTTCGCAAGCTATGGAAATACGAAGAACTAAACGCAGACGAATACCAAATGGTTGAACGCATACGGGAAACGTTTTTTAATAGTCTACAAGAACACGAAATAAACCTAGATAAATGAAGTACGGAATAATCTTTTTAAGCGCGTTAATAATCGAAATATCTTCAACGTTTTACATTAGATACGTTTCGGAAGCCAACACGTTAGGAATGTTATTCTTCGCTTTTATAAGTCCGTTTCTCGGTTTACCTTTTGCAGGGTATATGGTTGACTCGGAAAATTGGAATGAACGAATTAAAATGGCTTTCTCGTTGGCCTTTGGATATGTAACGGGAGTAATAATAGTAATAAATTTAATTAAGTAATATGGAAACAAAAGTAAACAGCGGTGCAATTTTTAAGAACGACAAAAAGACGAACGAAAAGCAACCCGACTACCGAGGAAAAGTAAACGTAAACGGAAAAGAAATGGAGATAGCCTTATGGCTTAAAGAATCTTCGAAAGGAACTAAATACTTTTCGTGTTCATTTAGCGAACCTTACGTGAACGAAACTCCGAAACAAGTTCACACGCAAATAATTGAAAAAGACGATTTACCCTTTTAGTTATGCTAACAATAACGAACGAGGATAATATGCTTTTAATGGCTCGATACCCTGATAAGTATTTTGACTTGGCTATTGTTGACCCTCCGTATGGTATTGGAGAAAGTAATAAAAAAAGGGAAAATACAAAAAGTGATAAATGGAACAACCCAACTAAAAAAGTGCATAATATAAAAGATTGGGATTTGAAAACACCTGAATTAGAATACTTTGAACAACTAAAAAGGGTTTCAAAAAATCAAATTATATGGGGTGGGAACTACTTTATTGATAAAATTGTAACCCCAAGTATGGGTTGGATATTTTGGGATAAAAAAAATGGTAATTCCGATTTTAGTGATGGAGAATTAGCCTATACGAGTTTTAATAAAGGGCTTAGAAAATTTGAATGGCTATGGAATGGATTTCAAAAACAACGACCCGAACAAAGAATACACCCAACACAAAAACCCGTAGCACTTTATAAATGGATTCTTGATAATTACGCAAAGCAAGGTGATAAGATACTTGATACTCACTTAGGTTCAGGAAGTATTGCGATAGCGTGCCACGATTACGGCTTTGAACTCACAGCGTGCGAACTTGACGAGGAATACTTTAACAAGGCTATGGAACGAATTAATAACCACAAAGCACAAACAAAATTATTTTAATATGTTTATAGACGATTACTCCTTACGAGGTTATTTACGTAAGATTCTCGAAACAAAAACACGGAATCAAATAGTAACCGAAATTAAAGAACGAGGACACAAAATGCACCAATATAACTTAGATAGGTTCTTACTCGGTAAGCCTGTAAGTTTAGAAACTGCAAAGAAATTAGACGCGTTTGTTTATCGTTTTTATAATGGATTGCCACCCGAATAAGGTGGCTTTTTTTTATGTTTTGTTGTGATTAGAAATTAATCATTATATTTGACAACAAACTAAGCACTATGGAATGGCTTAAAGACGTGGCAAAAGAACACAAAGATTGGGTAAAATTGGTTAAAAGTTTTGGCGAAGATTTATACGCTGAAGACCTTGTACAAGAATGTTACCTTCGATTATACAAATACACGAAACCTGAAAACGTAATAACAAATGGTCAAATCAATAAAGGATTTATGTATTTCACTTTACGTAATATGTATCTTTATGGGGTACGTAATAAAGGAAAGTTTGAAGGGTTTGATATTGAGGCTATACAAATAAAAGACGAACCGAGCCAATTAGATAAACACGAAGCCTACTTAAAGATATTGGGTAAGATAGAAAACGAAGTAGATTCGTGGCATTGGTACGACCAAAAGTTATTCGAACTATATCGAGACACGGATTTATCAATTCGGGATATTGCAGCCGAAACGAAAATAAGTTCGAGTAGCATTTTCAACACGTTAAAGAACTGCAAACAAAAAATAAGAATAGCCGTTGGAGAAGATTACACGGACTACAAAAACGAAGATTTTGAATTAATTAAATAAATAAGTTATGGGAAGACCAAGAAAAAAACAAGCGGAAGGATTAGGCGACACCGTCGAAAACATTTTAGAAGCTACAGGAATCGCAAAAGTTGCTAAATGGGTAATGGGTGAAGATTGCGGGTGCGAAGAACGCAAAGCAAAACTTAACGAACTTTGGAGATATAAAAAACCCGAATGCCTAACGGAAGACGAATACGCATACTTAGACACTTTTTATAATCGTGGTAGAAGTAGCGTAAGTCCAAGCGAACAACGGGAGTTACTAAAGATTTACAACCGAGTTTTACACGAACGAGTACAACCAACTTCGTGCGGTTCATGCTTACGTGAAATCGTAAACAAACTTAATCAACTTTACGCAGTTTATAAAGCCGAACAAAATGGAAGTACTGAAGGTTAAGATATCGGAAATTAAACCGAACCCGAAAAACCCAAGGCTAATTAAAGACGAAAAGTTTAAGAAATTAGTCAAATCAATTAAGGACTTCCCGCAAATGTTAGAACTACGTCCAATAGTAGTGGATGAGAATAACATTATACTAGGCGGAAATATGCGTTTTAAGGCGCTTAAAGAAGCGGGGTATAGTGAAGTGTCAATAGTTAGGGCGAACGACCTTACAAGCGAACAAAAAGACGAATTTATTGTAAAAGATAAC